TTTTCAGCCTTTGCCCAAGATCCAGTAAAACCTGCTGCTCCCGCGGTCGCGGCACCAGCAGCTCCTGCGGTAGTTCCGGTACCGGCAGTTATTCCTGCTCCCGCGGTGACTCCTCTACCGGTATCCGATCCTGCCATAGTCCCAGTTCCCTCTTTGGTCAAAGTGGACGGTGACAAAGTCACAGTGGATGACCTTGTGACCAATGCCACCGAGGTTGCTGCTGCTTTGAAAGCATATAAGGGTGCTCAGCCTGACAAGACAGCTGCTCGCCTGGGCCTTATGCTGCTTTTGGCTGCGGTCTTCAAACTGCTTTTGAGTGGGTTGAAATTTACGAGTGAGTTCTGGAAAGGCGATAAGGGCAAGTTGGCTCTTCGTCTGTCAACTATCGTACTTGGTGTTGGAGTTTTGTTGGCGTCACGGCTGGGAGCTGGCGATACCTGGATGAACGCCATGCTCTTAGCTGTATCGGGGCCGTTGGCGATTTCGTTCCATGAGCTGTTCGACATTGTAATGCAGCTTATGAAGAAGAAAACACCGGTCGCCCCATGACGGACGCTGGAAAACCGGAAGAGAAATCCGGACTTCAAAAGTTGTTAAACTCAGTGACCGGCACGGGGGCAGAAAAAGCTTCTTGGCCGGTTGCAGTGTTTCTTCTTTCGCTGTTCGTCATTATTCTTTCGTTCTTGGGTGTCAAGCTGGCACTGGCTAAGCGAAAGGCCGCGGAGCTGGCAAGCCAGCTTAGACTTCAGCAAGAGGTCGCGACAGTAGCCAAAGAGGACGAAAAGATGGCTGGTAACGATACAGAGCGCCAGCACGCCCGGGCAGTAATTGAGGAAGTCAACGAGGTGATCACGGATCTGCAAAAAGAGCTTGATGCTCGTAAAGCAGAGCATGACGGCTACGTTAAAGAACTGGAATCAGTGGCCGGTTGGGAGGGTATTACTGTGGTCGATTCGAGGGGCCCTAATGCGTAACCTTTTGGCTCTGGTCTTCTTTGCCGTCTCCTTTTCAGATCCCAGACCTCTCCAAGCTCAGGTCGTAGTGACCTTCAAAGCTCTTCCTCCGGGGCATGACGGTCAGGTTCAAGGGGTAGGACGTGCCCGGTATTATCTGTTGAACGAGTACCTAAAGCTTGCAGAGTTCGATTCTGAGCTGTTTAGACTGAGAGCGGATACCAAGAGCCTCACCGACATTGAAACAGGGCTAAAAAAAGAGCTAGAGGCCAAGGACGTCATCATTCGGACCCTAGAGTCAGACAAGAAGATCCTAGAGGACCGAAGTCAGCGGCTAAACGAAAACTGGCAGAAATGTGAGAAAGCCCTAGCTGCTTGCTCTCCTATTTGGCCCTACGTTGTAGGAATCCTGGGAGCGTCTATAGGGCTAGTGGGTTTTGGTATCTGGGTGGGAATTCAGTGAATTAATGACCGGGTCATTAATGACCCGGTCATTAGCTCTCAGTCTTCTAAGGCCTCGATCGCTGCCAAACAGATTGCCGCAACCTGTACCAGTCTCTTGCGATATCCTTTTCGGTCTTGCTCCGGGTTAGGTTGCTTGTCCAAAAAAGCATAAGGGTGAACATTTGATGCGGCTTTACCTAGCCAGACGGTAAGGATCACTAGCCAGTCTTGGGCCGTGTGCTTAGCGTCATGTTCAATTCCCCAGCGCTTTTCTTGGTAACTGCGCTCCTGCAAAATCTCGTCGAGGACCTCCCTCATTTTGATGGAGTGCCTTCGTTGTTCGGTAATATCACTCATAGATTTACTCCATAGACCCCTCAAAACGAAGTCTATTACGAAGGTCGGTTTCATCGAGCCCAACGTAACCTACGCCAACCTGGTCAGCCAACTCTTTGAGTTGGTTGAACCCAAGGTGGCGTAGGTCTGTGTCGCTGAGGACAATCCCAGGTGTCGAACCGCTGGTTTTCGGCACCTCTACTGTTTTATGTAGTCAAGGATCTTGTCTTCACATTCGAACTTCTGCTCCAGAGCTGAACCATCAGTTGTAAAGGTTCCACCCGTTTGGCACGCGAGGTCGTGCAGAATCGTGATGGCTGAAATACCTTTGTTGGCACCCTCTTCAACCTTGGCTGAGAGCTCCGCTATGATCTCGTTCTTTAGGGCCACTAGTTCCGCCTTAATAACCTGCTTAACGATGATCTGAAACTCCGGAAGGATATCCCGAAGTTCAATGCTGGCTGCCCCAGCTGTAGCTGCAGGAGGTGTCCCGCCCGTGTTGAGGCGCTTCGGCGGCTGAGCTACCTTGGCCATCCCAACTCGAGGCAAGCCAACGGGCCCCAATTTGGGTCCAGACGGTGGAGGCGCCGGGGGTGCAGACTCGTCTTGCTGAACCTGGGCTTCTGCGGGGGCTGTTGCCGCTACGGTAGTCGGGCGGATGATTTTACGTCCTTCGATAGGCATTTGGGTCTCCTTTTGGTTTGGTTCTGCGTACGATGATACGTCCGCAACTTGATTTTCTTTCTTGGGCCGCTTGGATTTTACCAATAGGCCTTGTTCTACTTCTCTGTCTAGGATGTACTTGATGACCTCGTCGGTCTTGTAGAATATCCCAGAGCTGTGGTCGAGCTGGATGTGTTGCTGGGGATCACAGGCAAATCTACTGATCACATATTGAGGCCGGGGGCGAGTTTGCCCTTGCTCATCTACGGTTACAACCCCATTTTCATCAGTCTCGAACCTAAGTTGTTCTTCCCGCTCTGCGGTGGTCAAACCCTCGCGGAGCATGGCAGAAAAGTTTGGGTTGTCGTCAATGTTCATTTCTTCCTCTTCCTGCTCCGTTTGAACTAGGTCTTTCACTAGGATTCTTGGCAACTGGTGTAGCACTCGAACAGCACCTTCGCCCTGCAAACTGAACAGTGCATCACGGGTCCATTTCTGGCGGGGACCTACTTGGTTCCAGTCCGGGCACTCGTGGAAATTATCTTCCGTGATAGCCCGTTCTGGAACAAATACCCCTCCAGAATCCGAAAGATACTTGCAGCCCATAACTTCGGCGCAATTGAGGCACGTTCTGGGTAGATCATCCATTAGCGTCCCTCAATGTTCTTTCGGTTGATGTCGTAACACACTACGACTTGTAGATCCCGGCAGTTTGAGCAATTAGGGCAAACCTTCCTGCGCATTTGCATTCGAATGTGTTCCCAGTATCGCTGGAGCCACAAACTCAACTTCTCTCTACGGGTGTCTAACAAGTCAGGAACCTGGTAGTCCTCAAATTGTTCCAGCGACTGGACCAATAACCATCGAGGCCATGCCCTATTTGTTTTGATTCCTTGATAACGGCAGAGCGCCACCAGTTCCGACTCGTTGAGTTCGTGTAGCCCGACTTTCGGAATCTCAGGTAGCTTTGGCATCTTCTCTCCTTTCTTCGAAAAACTCGTCCCGGTGTCTTACTCGAATCTCGACGTCGGCGCGAGGGTTATTAGGGTCTTCTCTCTTCTCTTGTTCCCCACGAAAGATTTGGCAGTCATCGGGAATACCGATGGCACTGACTATGCAATCCTGAAGGAACTTAATGCGATTGTCATAATCAATTACCTTGTACCGACTTTCTGCCTTTCTTTTACCGGCCTCACACTTGAGTTCACCCTTCTTGTGCTTACCGTCTTTGGAGTCTTTGGTGTAATACTTATCCTTTTCCCATGTCTCAAACCATCCGGGGTTCTCCAATTGCTCAAAGTATAGGGTGATGTTGCACTGGTACACAGTGTCATGATCCAAGGGAAAGCCCGCCAACTTTGGGAGGAAATCCCTAATGTTGCGCTTTACGTCCTCTTGGAACTGCTTGGCTGTGTCCGTCAACGATAGTCCTCCCTTTCTAGTTCGTTGGTATAGACGGTTGGTAGACGGGGGCAGAGGCAGTGTAGTACGGAATACCTTGTATGTTCCTGTCTCTGCTCCGGAAAGATCCAACCTCCCCATATAGTGGGGCTCACTTGCTAGATAGACCTCACCCAGAGCCGGGCCGGCGGATACGGACTGTCGGTCTCTTTGGAGATGCGCTTTGATCTTCACTTCCGTCACTCGCTTCCTCAGGAGCATCCTGTGCCCCCCGATTTACAGACCAAGGGCGACTGTTCATCACCCGTTCTTTGAAGCCGGAGCCCATGACATCCTTTGCCATCTTGGCCTGATTGATAGTGACCTCACGGGAGATCATCTTCATATCCTGCTCTGTAACCTCCAGAGTGGCCAACATTACCTCCCACAGGACATTCAGCTCGGCATACCTAGCGTTTGCCCGGGCAAACCGATAGTCTCCGCGGGCTAGGTCACTGGCGGCCTGATCTGTATTCCTTGTACCGTCGTCAGTGTGCTTATACAGCTTCCGGATGTGTGACCACAAAAACTCCTTCTGCTTCAATGATTCAGATCTCTCTATCGCCACGACACTGGTCTGAAATGTCAGGTAGCTGTACCAACTGGTGAAGAGAGAGTAGAGGGCTGAGAGTTGATCTAGGTTCAGCTTTCGGATGACTACCGGCATTCTCCCATTGAAGTAGTCACCCGGTTTGAGACCGGGAAAGACCCCTCGGTGGTCCTCCTCTAGTTTAGGGCGTTGGGTCTGATCCCCAATACCAATCTCGGTCAGCCGAGCTTTGAGTCTGTCTGAAAACGTGTAGAGGTTGATACCAGTGATTTCGTCAGTGACAAAATCCTCAACACCCAGTTCAAGGCTGCTTCCAGGATCTTGTTGTACCCTTGGCATAGGACTGCTCCTCCTTTACTGCAGAACATCCACGGTAGAATGAGCACTGTTTGCAATGCCACCCGACGGTTGCCTTCACCATCGGGCCGCCTGCATAGGCTGCTGCTACTACGGGTTCTACTGTTGTTTGACAAATAATAGCCCATACAGCCGGGTCAAAGATGATAGGGTGCTCTTTGAACTCCCCATTGTTCTTACAGACGTAGAAGATGATAGCGAAGGGGGTATTGGACAGCCTCATATAGAAGTAGGCTTGCCTGACATTGTCTTCCATCGGGGCCTGCTGAACCTTCGCCCAACCAAAGTTCCCACCTTCTTTTATCGACTTTATCTCAAGAACGATACGCACTCTGTCGAAATCAAAGATCCCGTCGGCGCTGCTCTTGATATGAAGTCTATCATCCGACAACTTCACTTCATCTTTGAACCGGTCTCCATACATCTCCCTGAAGTGTGCTTGGTGTAAATCATGAAGCAGACTTCCAGTGTCCCAGATCTGTTGAAATTTTTGGTCGTAAGTCCTTTCTGGTGTAACCTTACCAGTGCACTCATAGTAGAGCTTGAGCAGACAGGCTCCGCTTTTTGCTGCGGACGACGGGTGGATTCCAAGCTCCCGGGACTGATGCCGGTTCAGCCTGGAAACCACCGTGATAGATGCCTGTGCGTCGTGCAACCACTTGAGGTACCGTTCCAAATCTGCAAGCACTGTGACTTGTTTGAAACATTCCTCCACTAGAGAAGGGTTGTTCTCTGTGGCCCAAATAAGATCATCAACGGTTTTGATGACGTTTTGATTCTGAGGACCGCTTTTCATAATGATTTTGGCACCTCCTCCAGGTTGGCATAATGGTCATATAGCCAGCCTGGAAGGACTACATACCTTTTGGTGGGAAAGACTCCCTGAAACTCGATCTCGAAGATGGGTTTTTCCCCAGTGGTGCACTCCCGCTCAATCTTCTGTAGCAGGTCAAGCCGTAAGCTGTACGAACTGGCCCGGGTGAGTTTGCACTCCATGCGGAGCTCACCAGGTACCCGAACATCACCCTTGGCCCGGCCCGCGCCGGAGGCAGGCTGGACCCTGCCCCCAACGCGCTTTGCTGCCCTCTTCTCCTGTAGCTTACTTCGACGCTGACTGTCTGTGCGTCCAGATTTAGGATAGACACATACAGTTTGTTCCCCACAGGCTCCACACATAGGGAAGAGACCAGCTCTTCTCCTAATTGCTACGACTTGTGGGGTTGCATCGACCCGTATCTGGCAGTTATTGCAAAAGAATTTCATGTGTACCTTACCTGAAGATTGGCAACGTACAAGCACCTATCCAGAAGCCTCTTCTCCAGTTCTGGATCTGCCGCTAGAACCTCAACCATCTTCTGGGTTCCTTGGCACCGTACTACTACGTTCTCTCCCTCTGACCAGGTCATCCAGGAGCCCGCGACTTCGATGATCCCAAGCCGTGTGGACTCTTCAACCAGGTCAGTGATGATGTCGATTCCCCAGCTCAAGCCATCAGTGTTAACCTTGGACCAGAACATGGGGTTGTCATCGGGTACGTGGTAGTAGTTGTAGGTACCTTTCCTACCGTCATGTGTGCCCGCTTTGCCTTTTGTGATCTCCCAACGAACCTCACGGCCAATCACTGGACCGTTTTCGTTGCCCTTGATTGGTGAGGATTTGTTGAGTTCGATACTGGCAAGGAGAGCGTGCTTCACCGCATACGCCCCGGCCGCTGCATGAGTCTTTGGACCTCGGGGACTCCCCCCGATTTCTGCTCGTGCCTGATTGATGAGGAAGACGGTAGTCTCCAACATCGATCCATCCGGCCGGTTCATCATGAAGTAGGTATAGACCTTGTTCACAAAGTTGGTCAGGATAGCAGCACTACCACCGTATACACGGTCTCCAGTATCACCAGCTTCCTGGTCTGGAGTCAGAATGGCACCCAAAGATTCAAAGATGATGAGGTCAAAAGCCCCCATCTCCATAGCTTTTACAACAGCGTCGAGCTGCTTATCCCCTGTGGAGCCCACGTCGTAGAAGACCTTGCCAATTTGTAGCTGCAGATCAGCTATTTCTTCGGGGGTGAACGGGGGAAGGTTTCTTTCTAGTCTCTTTTGGTTGAACAGGGCTATCTCTCGAGGAGAATAGGCTATGCAGAACCCTGCCTTTCGAGCGAAGGTTTTGTCAGTCCTAATCTCGGTCGGAACAATGAGAATACGAGCACGATCCCCGTAGTTCCTCTGGAGTATACCTGCCGTGCGGTATGCCAAAAAGGTTTTGCCAACCGATTCAGCCCCATAGACTTGGACAAAACCCCCGGCGTGGAATCCTCCGCCCAAGGCAATATCAAGACTAGGGATCCCAGAGGGACGACGCAAATCGTAAGGAGTATCAATGTCGCTAGCGTACCCGACTTGAACCACTCCTTTGAACTTCTCGGACTTATTGATCTGGGCTGCCCAGGCGTCGGGGCTATTGTCATTAGCTTTTCCTACGAACTTCTCTTCAGCGGCTTTCCTTGCTTGCCGTTTGGTGAGTTTCTTCTTTTCATTCTTCTTGATTTTTGGTGCTCGTTCAGGGGGTGCCGAACGGGATGAAGATTCTTTCACGCTCGGAGACGAGCCGGAGTGGCCGACCGTCTGCGCCTTGATTCGGGGCATTGTTGTTCCTTTCTCTGAACCAGGCCCACAGGTCTCCCTGTGCGTCAGCCTGGTTGTGGTAAGGTCCGGTTGTAGTTCCGTCCGTCCCTACTAAGTAGACTCCATCTTTGTATTCGAAGAAGTTGGGGAGCAAGCCTAGATCTCCAGACTTGCCACCACATTCTGGACAGAACTCAGATTCTTTCTCTTCAAGATTAGAAAAGTAGAGGTTGCGGCTGTAAATCGCTCCACATACCACGCAACCCCATACTTTAACCGTTGGTGCTGAGACTTCAGTGACCGGTATTTCGTCGTCGACTCGGTTCAAAAGGCTCAGTACCATGCTCTGGGCATGCACCAGCATTGTCAAGAGTCTTGCCGCAACGGGGGCAAGTAGACGCTGGAGAATTCTCTGCAGTCTTAGTTTTGTCGGCATCCAGCTCCACTCCATATTTTGTGAGGCCTTCATCAGTTTCTTTGGTGTTCATTTTGCATCGCTCCATTTTGAAATAATCCGAAGATCGACGGGAATAGGAATGCACAATGCCTCCACATCGTCGCCGAACGGGTGTTCCATATACTGTTTCACAATGACTTTGGCCTCTTCAGCAGTTCCTTCGGGAACTTCCATAACGATCTCGTCATGGACCTGGTTTAGAACTAGGACCCCCAACCGGTTAAGAACAGGGCATCCATCTATTCTGAGCATGGCAGCCTTGGCAATATCCGCAGCAGTTCCTTGAATTCGGGAATTGACCGCTTGCCGGTCCGCTTCAGAACGGTAGAAGTAGTTTTTATGGTCGATGTCTTCCAGTCTCCGGTACCGCCCGCTCAGTGTTTGAACGTACCCGAACGACTGAAAGTGACCAGAAGTGGTGGTAAGCTTAGCACCAGGAATACGCTCCTCTAAAGACCAGTCAGCCGCTGTAGTCTGCCCATTTGGTAGAGTCCGATACTTCAAACGGTACCTAGCCTGTTGAGGAGTAGCCTCCATGAAGGCCTTTACCCCAGGGAACGCCTCAAAGTAATCGGAGATTTTCTGTCCGGCTACTGAGTGACGTCCTACTTGCTCTACTGCTTGGGCTTCAGTTAACAGAGGATTCTTGTCCATCATACGGGTGACACGACGAACAAAAGTTTCTTCGTCCATGTCATGTATTTTCTGTTGCCATTCCTCCTCGCTGATTTCAATAGCAGTAGAAATCTTGGGAGGACCGGCCCCATAGATGATTCCGAATCCCACAGCTTTCTTTTCCTGCCGCATGATCTTCAGCTTCTTCTGCCTCTCTGTAGGTTCTTCGGCCTTCTTCGCTGCAACTACTTCTTCGTAGCTTACCCCTGGCTCCATGAGCGCAACCGTAAACGAGTGTAGATCTTTACCGGAACGAATGGCTCCAATCATTTTCTCATCACCCGAGAAGTCCGCCATGATACGCATCTCAACTTGCTCATAGTCACCCACCAGAAGCTTCTTTCCAGGTGGAGCAATAAACGCCTGCCTAATTCCCCACTCGTCAGTATCCGGACGTGGGAAATTTTGTGATTGGCCCGATATGCAAACTTTTCCATTTCTACGGACCACCACAAACCCAGAAGGAACGGTAAGACAGTAAACTCTCCCTTCTGAAGGTTGATGGGTGATCTCTACATTAGTAGTCCAACTGTAGTTTCTTTTGACGGTGTCCAGCTGATAATTGGGTCTTTGGCTCGGCGGTAGATATACCCTCATCTTAGAACGCCGATCGCTAAGAGCCAGAGCAATTTGAGCCCAATCAGCATTGATGTGTGCCGATGAGGAGTACATAGTTTCTCCCGCGGCATACCCATCCCAAAAGAACAGTTCGTCACAGAAGACATCCAGTTGATGCCGAGTCATTTTTAGAATCCATGGTCCAAACACTTTGTGGTTCCCTAGTAGATTCTTCAACCGCTGGACTACTAGACCTCGTACACGGATCCTCGAAACGGTATAACCAGCCTTTTTTAGCTGATCGCTACAATCAAAGTCCGCGTCTACTGATTTTAAGAGTTTTTGAAGACGCTGAATCTTCCTTTTCTTAGTGAATCCAAAGTCTAACTGGGACCATGACCAACTTCCGTCTGCCTGGGTGGCAACCAAAAGTCGGATCATATCATCTCCTAATGGTAGCCCTGTACCTCCTTGATATATTCCGGCATGAAGTTGTTGCCGGTCAGACTGATAATTGTTGGCTTCTACAATTTCAAATCTTCCACTTCGTTTGACTAAAGGACAACGGTGATTGGGTGTAAGTACCAAATCGATATGTTGATTCTGGATACTAACCATCTCTCCCGTATACTGTTCCTTTACCACTCGCAGAGGCTGTACGAAGTCAATGACACCATTTTCTTTATGCCACTGTGCCACACAATCTTTCTTTGACAGATACTGAAGGCCAACCCACCCTGTTTTGGTCAAGATTTCTGTCTGTGAGTCAAAACAGTTTGGGGTAGTAGTTGAGAGCCTACCCGTATTGTGGGTCACTACTCCACCAGTTACATGAGAATGATCTTCTTCTACTGTAAGCCCATATGTCATCTCTTCTGGTAATTTTGCAATCTCAACTACCGTGGTTGCAAAGAAGGTTGCACGACCTCCCGCAATCTCTGGCCCTGGTTTACGTCTTTTGAATGTCCTAATGTCTCGAACATGCTCCCGACTTATGTTTAGTTGTTTTGCCAATCGGTAGTCAGACCCCCGCGTGAATTCAGTAGTACGTATTATTTTTACCGTTTCGTCTGTTACTACCAATCTACTGGGGTCACTCTTTAACATTGTGCCGTGTTTTATTGCATCCTGTCTGTTCTCCTTTGAGGTACCCCAACATAGGTTACCTACGGTATTATCCCACGCGATGCCGTTGAGGTGTCTGATTTCCTGACCCTTCCGAGGTTTCTCTAGAAAAGCCCGTGCTACTAGTTGATGTACAGAAAAATCCTTGAAGTTGGACCCCCTCTTTTGGGATCCGTTATTTCGCAAGGCTACTTTTCTATGCCCCCATTTTCCTTTAGGCCATTGTGTTACAAACCTCTGAACTTTGTTGTTGAATACTCGGCCCCACGAACTTACTGAAAAGTCAGGCCATCCCACAATTGAGGCCCATTCTTCCGGCCCGGAGTGTGCGTAAACTGTAGCACCCTCCTGCAGATTTTGGGCTTCTACCCATCCGAGATCTGTCAAATACGCATGGTTCTCCGTGGTTCGCAGGGAGAGTCCATTACTGAGAGTCACTTTACATATAGGTTTGACTCCGTTTTGGATTACATCCGTTACTACCCGCGGCAATCCAGTATGGGATATTACCAAATCCCCCTTGTTGACTCTCTCAACTGGTAGATAGCCTCTGTTCGTAAGTACCAATTCTCCTACCGGGAGGCATCGGGCTCCTAGCTGGTTGAAGTTGGGGTGAATGCGCTTGTCATCAAAGTAGTCCGCTAGATGAAGAAGAGCCTCCACGTAAGTATTCTTGGTTTTACTAAGACCACGAGCCTCTAAGACCTTTTTGGCTACAGGAACACCAGCCTCTGCCAATGCTTCCATAACCTCTACATCTGTAGACGGCTGATTAGTGGCGGTCATCTTTACAGGCTTCAACCCAAGTTGGTTGGGTCCCGTACCAAAGAAGTACGCAGCAAGCTGCTTCGGAGAATCCAAGTTGAGGGGCCGCGCGGAATCACGGTTGATGTCATTCTCAATCTCTGATAACCGACGGTTCAGCTCGGGCAGCTTGGACCTCAAGTAATCCCTGTCTAAGTAGATACCGCGTCGCTCCATCCTCCACAGGAGTTCCGTAATGTACATCTCCGTTTCGAAGAAGTAATCCAGAAGAGATTTCCCTTCCCCCACCGGAGTTTCTTTTAGCCGCTCCATCAGCCATTCCACTGTTTTCAGATGGGCGAAGGCATCATAGGAAGCGTAGTCTGCAACTCTATCCTGGTGACCTTGTTGAACAAGGTCCAATAGGGATGTTTCGTACTCCTTTGCCTTTTTGCCCGAGGAATCTCGTATTCCATCGAACAGGGATTTGTAGGGGGTCATCTGCAAACCCACCCAGTCTTCTGCGCACGTCTTCAAACCGTGACTATGCCGATTCTCGTCGTGAAGTTGAGCTAGTACCAACCCGTCCACTGGTCGTCGTGAGTTCCAAATATTGATCCGGCAGTTCCATGCAATGTGAGCATCATACTTCAGGTTCCATCCTGCGATGTTGAAGCCGGGATTCTCCAAGAATGGGGAGAAGAAATGGAAGTGCTCTTGACGTAGACACCACCTACGGTATTTAGGTTCCCCACCTTCGCGTAGTGCAAAAGATAGGGACCAAAACGTGACGGTGTCGTTCATCCAGTCCAGAGGTTTTGAGTCAATGGGTATTTTTTTCCCGTGAGTCTCTGTATCCCATCCGATGAAATCGTTGGGGTCTACCTCTATCTTGCGGAGGCACAGCCGCAAGAGTTCTGCGGCGTCCTGGTCAGTGTTCACGAACTCTGGAACCGGGACGTCAATGTTGAATTGTCCCTTTGCCATTTGTTTTCCTAAGAAAAGATGAACTGGGGGCAGAGTTCCCCCTGCCCCCCAGTTCGTTGACGGGTTACCTACGAATGTTTACGCTTCTCGCAATCGCAGGCCCTTTAGGTGGCTGTCGTACGACAGCGCTCTCATCTGCTACTTCCGGGGGGGCTTCGGCCTCCTCGTACCCCGATTCAACAGGGGCTTGAGCTGCCGCGGTAGCTCCTCTGTTGTAGGACTTGACCTGTGTTCCACCCGAACTGTTCGGGTTGAACGGATTTTGGACGTTGAGGATCTGGGCCTCTTCGTCAGGAGTGGGAGGAGACAGAAGATAGTTCAGGTCGAGAGGTTTCTTGTTGGCCTCTGCGATCTTGATAGCATCTTCAGCCACCGGACCCTGGTACTTGGTGTCGAACAACTTGGTGTCCGGCTCCTGGATGTTGATGTTGTCCACCTTCATCTCTTTGAACTTACCGTCGGGCGAGCCAACCATTTGGATCGTCATCTGGCAGTCAAACAGATTGTAGCTGTCGGGCTTCTCACACTTAGTGCATTGGGAAACCGGAGAAGGGACAGCCTTGGTACGACAATGGGGGCAGTCCATTTCCTTGTGGACTTCTTTTGCAATCTCTGGATTTTTGTCTTCGTAAAGACTCCAGCTAGACTGGCATCCATTGCACACTGCTTCAGCCTTATCGGCGTCGATACCGATGTCGGTCCCTTGGCAGTTGAAGCACTGATTTGCCATGTCTACCATCAGTCCGTGGCATTTCGGGCACTCATAGTGGATTTTGTAGATGAAACCACCGCACTTGCAGTTGCTTTCAATGTACTCGTTGACTCCATAAAGGGACTCATTCCAGTGGGTACGGGCAATCTCGAAGTACACCCTTTTTCCGAAGACCTTGGGTACTTGAGTCTGGCAATACTCACAACCGCGGCCGACGCAGCGTTCCCTTTCATAGTACTCTTTTCCGGTCTCAGCATTTTTGTCTTTGACCCGGTGGAACCATTCTTCCACCCAACCACTCACGGCGTAGTAGATCTTGGGGTCGAGTTTTCCGTAGGCGTCGTTCTTCATGCCAGGGTCTAGTCCATACTGTGCCGGATTGCGGTATGCTTCGACGACGGACTTCTCACCAACCTCGATGTACGCGCCCTTGCCGTTCTTTCCTGCCCACGGAACGTAGTATCGAACTCCCGTTCTCCACGGAAGCTCAACACCAGTATCCGGGTGGACATAAAGTTTTTCTGGCATGGAGAAATGGATTTTGGTGGGAACCTGATCGAACTTAAAACGGTATCCGTACTTACGTCCTCCTGCGCCACGGGAACTTTTCTGTGTGTCTTTTTTCTTTGTTTCGGTCCAACCTGTGCTTAGTGAAGGCATTGTACCTTCCTCCTGCTCTTTTAGAGCTGTTGAGAGCTGCATCCAGCTCTTGTTCTGACAACCCATCGGGTTGTGCTGTTTCATCCTGGTCTGGGGGGTAAAATACCCTGTAGACCGGAAATGAGCTTACCGCTAACCTCTGACACCATTGTTTAGCTGCATCAAGACCGGGTTGGTTATTGTCGGTCATCACAAACACGTCTACTCCAAGGCGGCGAATGATGCGTTCTTGCATCTTGGTCATCTTGGTTCCCATCATTGCTACACAGTCGTAGCCGCATTGTGATACCCACATCTTGGCTTTGTAGCCTTCCACTAGGACTAGCTGCCCGCCTTCTTTGAAGAGTCTATCGTAGACCGTGTGAGCGCCCCACAAGTGGTTCCGGACTTCTTCATTGGTGTAGTCTGGATACCACTCGCCTAGCTCTCCCATGCTCTCCTTCCCCTCGATGTTTCGCCGTCCGCTATACACCAGGTATTTAGGTGCTTCCCCGGGTATGGTAGACCGACCACTAATTCCGATGAGGCCGCCGTATAGATCCCGAATGGGAAATGTAATACGGTTGTTTCTCTGGTCGAAACCAACTTCGTGGGACATCAATGTTTCTTCGGTGAACCCGCATTCTAGAAGGCTTACGGGGCAGAAATCGAAAACTCCGAGCAGAGCATCGGGGAGTACACAGGTCCCCCTAAAGTCTGCTCGGGCTTTCTTCTCAGCTTTGGCTTTGATGAGTACAAAGTTTTTCTTAGCACTCTTCTCAGCTTCTGCGATCTCCGCCTCGATCTTCCAGTTTCCGACCTCCAAATCTTTCAAGAGCTGGCGTAGAGACCTACCCTTTGCGGTGCAAGTGAAACAACCCCAGGCACCGCTCTCTCGATCGATCCAGAATGACGGATGACGTTCTTGCCCACCTTTGTGGAAAGGGCAGGCGGCTGAAATAAACTGGTCTTTGGTGCGAACCCTTTTTAGATATTCCTTGGCTATGTCGTCTACGACGCCAAGCATTATTTCCTTCCTTTCACCTCCGGCTTACGGAAGTTCTTGAATGTCTCGCCAGAGAAATCTGGTTTCTTTATTCCAGGTTGTTTGAATGCGGCCTTTGGCTTTTCTTCATCATCTTCTCCAACCCATTCCTCAATTTCCTTTAAGGAATAGTCGGAGCTGATGAACTCAAAGTTGTAGCCAGGGACTGCATTAATCGTGAAGGCGTTCAATACACCTTCACGATTTCCACCGAGAACCAGGGCTAGCTCTGTTCCCAAACGGGGCTCCTCTAGGTCATCCGGGTTCTCTTTCTCTAGCTTCTCTTGTTCCTCTACGGTTTTTGCTTCTTCTTCCACCTTTGGGGGCAGTGGCCGCTTACCTATTTGGATACGTGGTCTTCCCGCCCTAGGAGACTCTGCTATGATCCTTGTAGCTTCTTGCTTTGCTCGGGCAGTCTCGACTTCGTAGTCTTCTTCATACAATTCCTTGCCACGTCTCTTCATAATTCGGATTACGAGGTCGGCTTCTCGAGCGAGCACATCGGTATCTGCCATATCAGCCATGGTATCACCGTGTGTTTTCTCTCCAAGCCGGTTGGCCTGATGCACCGCGACGATAGGCACATGGTCGTCTTCTGCCCAGGTCTTTACGTCCTCAGCTAGAATAGCCATCTGATGCCAACGTTGGTGGATGCCCTCCATACGTTTGGTTTTCATATGGTAGAAACTGTCCAGATAGATTACGTCTGGTACGAGGAAGTTAGCTTGTGCCCTTACTACCTCCAAGTCTATAGGGGCATCCCGGCCGCACATGAGTATGAGTTGATGGTTATTGGAAGATGCCTTGATGTCGGGATTGGTGAAATCCTCCGCTAGAAGATATTCCCAGGCAGTACAAGCCTTCTCCCACATCTTGGGCGGCAGCTTCCCCCTCTTGAAAAGCTGATAGTCTACCTTGGCAATGAGAGCTGCCAAGCGCATAGCCATCTTGTCTTTACTCATTTCGCGGGACCAGATAAGAACGCGGCAGTTGTTGACCATGAGATCGTAGACCGCACAGTACAGCATGACCCATGTATTGTGAACGATGAATCCCTCAACTACAAAGTTGGGGTCTTTTCCATCCTCAATACAGATGTCATAGCAGGGTTGGCGGCCAATAGACTCTATGGTCTTAATCTGTTCCCAAATAATGTCCGAGTTTGCTTCTTGTTTGAGACTGGAAGATTCGAATTTCTTCGCGATAGTGTTTAGCCATTGCCGACTAATTCTCTTCTTACTCCCAAACAATTTGCTGCGGTCATAGTAGGATGACCCGGTTCTCGGCCATTCTGATTCTCCTTTCTCATTCAGAATGAGTTTTTGTAGAGTTGGAGTATACGGGATGGCATCCACATTTCTCTTTTTACCCTCCTGTAGTTTGGCCAGTTTCTGAAAGTCTTTCTTTTTACGGTTCAGACACAGGTACGGACTTAGGTAATTCCAAAGAATCGATAACTGTTCATTGGAATATACCAGGAGTGAGTATGCGTCTGTTCCAAAGTTGGTAATAGACTTTCGGATTCTACCCCGAATTCCAAAACGCATCAAAAGGTGTTGGCACTCTTCCAGTAATGTGCGGCTGGTACTAGACCAATACACGTGATCTTCTGCTACACAACCATCAGTATCTAGGAAGCCAGCAAGAAATGCCGCTATAGATTCCTGACTGGAGTTGAACAGTAGAGCTGGAATAGTTTTGTTGTTACAACGCTGCCCATGGATTTTGAGTTGTCGTAACAGATCCAACACGTTATTCTGTTTCCTCTTTTTTCCCACGATTCTGAATTCAATGGGTTTTCCAGAATTGTGAATGATGGCGTTATGGCGGTCGAGATGGCTATGCAGAGACTGAAGTATATCCCTATCTGCGGTAGTGAATTGCACTTCTGCCCTAGTATAGTTACCATCTCCTACCAAAAGTCCCAAAAAATGAGCATCTTGTTTTGAAATCTGCTCTCCTTCGAGGTTCCATTGTGGTAACTTGCGCGCAGTCGCAACGTAGTCTCCTGGCCTCAGATTTTTTATTCTTTGATAGCCACCGGGTACCATGTAGAGATGCTCTGTACTGGTTCGTAACCGCAATCCGGACTCAGTAGTTACTTCTACACAATTTTTAGTTCCGCTAGTCACCCGATGGGCTTTTGCAAACCTCATTTTCTTAGATTGTTCGGTGTAGGATGGTACTTTAGTGTGCTCAGGTATGTCCTCAATGGGCATCAAAGACCCATCTGACATCATGATTTTTTGCCCAGCGCAGACACACTTCATCTGCTTCATTCTCGCATAGAAAACAATGAGGTCCCCGGGGTTCTTACCTAAGGTATCGTCGGTTAGGCATTTCCAAGGCCACGGTATACCGAGGCTAGTACCGGTTAGGGCACTGTCATACCGAGCTACCGCGCGCTCGATAACATCTCGAACACCTAACTTCTCCATTGTCCTTTGTGATGCCATTAGTTCGCTAAGATGCTTCATCATATGGTCGGCGGCATCTTGGGGGTTCTGATCCACCAACTCCTGAAAGTACGACGCCATCTGACGTACATCTGAGTCAAACGAAGACATCTTCAAGTCTTTTATGAGAGATGTTAACGCCGCGTGCCCTGGATCCTCTGAGGGGTTCCTAGGGATCTCCTTGGCTGCTAACTGGAATGATGGCCAGCACTTCTGTACTGATTCCAACGATGGAAGAGTTTTGTAGGCATCTGAGCTGAACCAACGTTGGTGCAGGTGTCTGAATATTGCCTTACTCTCCGGATCCTTGAAATGATCCTCCGTTAAACCAGTTCGTATCGCGGCACCCATCTCTCCTGTTCGCAAGATCTCACTCAAAATCCGTATTTCTAGGGCCGCCATTATCCTTCTCCTAACCCGCGGAGAGGCTTGATACCGTCGCTGCTTTCAGCCATTCCCAATGATTGGGGATGACCTTCAACAGCAGCGATATAGCCTCCCGACAAAACAAAGCTTCCCCAGTCCTCCTCGGCGCTATCTACGAAGGCCTGGAACGCCAAGATGGTCTTTTCGCTGAGGAGAGGGGACAAGACCGGGCAACTACCCAGAGAATCGCCCGTAGTCTTGTTTGAATACATCATGACGAGACGAATCTCAGGATCCATCCCCTTGTTAGTTTTGAATGAGCCCTCCACTAGTGTGACGGAATCAATCGCCTGGGTTACGTTAGGACTCGTATACATGACTTACCTCCCGAAGGTTGGCTTAACCGGAGTTCCAGGTCGAGCAGATACGGTCGCAGACCTTTGTGGTGGAGTGCTGACCTTTATCTGGGCCTCGGCTGCTATAGATGGTCCTTTCTCGTTGTGCAGCCGCTTCTCCTCAGGAAGTATCTGGTCTCGCAAAACTGACATCTCGTTGTGATCTTCTAGCACCAACGTTTGAACAAACGGTCTTATCAGGTTGTGTACCTGTCTGACGTCGTCCAGGTTATTGTTGCAGGTGACACTTACGCTCACAAAGGCCTCTGCCTTGTGGAACGATTGGCTGCTCGACAAAGCCCCACTGACAGTGAGGTGAGCATTCCCGTCGCCAACAAACGGATCTAACTGTGACATGACTTCCTCCGGAATTTCAGATCGGCATTCCTGTTCTGTGACAGTGCCATCTGTATCGTTGTGGAGCCGCCTATTTCGGAGAACATGGCCCTCCATACTTACGTCGGCGTAGGTACCAACAATTTGGTTATCCATGACTACCCCCTAGATCTTAGGGTCCGTCACGGCGGCGGTCTTCTCTATCTTGTCTCTCCAAGCAGGCTGGATCAATCGTGCATACTCAGGATTCTGAGCAAAGAAAGCAGTCGCCTTGTCGGACAGGACAACCCTATCAACTATTCCGTTGTCCAACAGACCTTGCATGATGTCAGCTCGGTTCTCCAGCTGACGTAGAATAACCGTCAACACGGAGTCGTCGTACCCCGCGGACGACCATTTACGAACACACGAGAATGGCCCGATTGACTCCTTAACAGCTTGTACTAGGGAGTGTGCAGTTTTGATGTTCTCTCGTACAGTGTCTTCCTGACGAAGGATACTCTGCATAGCTACATGAGCTTCTGGAAATCTTTGTTGGAAGTCCTGCCGCATTTCAGTGAGTTCACCATATGACTCTTCGAACCGGGCAACTGCCCGTTCGGCTTCTTGTTTGACTAGGTTCTCTTTGGCCTGAACTGCGATTGTCGGTCCCTTTGCAATGTGAGGTTTGATGATCATGCTGTCATCCCTTTGATGATGTTTTGAATACTGAAGTAATCTTTTTCAAGCTGTTTCACTCTGTTTATAACAGTTCCCAAATCTTCCATGGTCTTGTGTGCTACCCCACCTTGAGAAAACTCGTTCTTCTTTTCGTCGTAACTATCCTTTCGAAGGATATACGACGGATGGAAAATTGGGATCATGTCGTACTCCAACGTAAACTCTTTCTTGTTGACTCCTCCTTTTCGTGGAAAGATTCTTCCAGGAATCGATACCCCATTACGCTCTCCGGCAACTCTTACGTCCGGATGAGGGGTGCTGAAAAGATTACCGTGTTCTGTCTCAATGCTCCATGAACGCCCAGCTAGGGTTTCAAGAGCGACCTTGCCAGTAGCCACAATGACGAGGGGATCCACAAGATAGATCATCTCGTAGAGCCGGGCCAAACATGCGTCTTTCTCACTGCTCAAAGGATTTCTATCCTCCGATGGACGGCAAATGACGATGTTATCCAGAAAGACGTTCTCTCTGGATAGCCCGGACGACCCCAACATCGCAGTCAGAAGTTTTCCAGACCGACCAACGAAAGGGCGTCCCTCTTTGTCTTCGTCCTCACCGGGACCTTCCCCGATGAACATGATCTTGGCGTCTAGATTGCCCTCACCGAACGCCATTTTCCTTCGTTCGTTGCATAGACTGCACCGGGTGCAGCCGGCCCACTGTTCTTTAATCTCCGCATAACGGAGTTCTTTCCATTCGGGTGACCATGGTTCCATTAGTGCCTCCCTGGAATATGTATCCCCGCTCTTTTGGCGCTGCTGGTGATGTCATTGTCATCAGCCTGCTTAAAGAGTTGGTCAAGATCCTCATAAGAATCTGGAAGGTCCGTGAGGAAATACCAGGCTGACGGGTAGAGATATAGTTTCGGAATTGGTTTTTTGGCCATATCGATGTTGGCTATGCACATGAAGTTCTTGAGTCCAACAATCTCCCCCGTTGGGGTGCCTACTGCTTGAGCCCTGGTTATCAGCAGTCTGGCGTTCAAAAGCTCTACCGGCTTGGAACCATCTATGAACAGTGGTGAGCCGTTCACAGTTCCTACGTACTTCTCACCGTGTTTGGATATTATTACGACCATGTTGCTGTACTTGCTCATTTGGAATCTCCACTTCTAGTTTGTGTGATGGATAATCAATCTTCCTGAGGTGACTTCGTAGGCTGGAGCACGAACCCCGGCACATCTTGAACGGCAGGTCTTCATAGACCCGTACTAGAGAGGGTTGCTTACCCGGTAGCACCCGTTGAATCCGCCCCCATGCCTGCTGCAGGTCATTGGGGCTAGAAAACGGTGTGGTCACATACAGAGTATCCAGAGAGGGTTTGTTGAGTCCCTCCCTAGCGAGTTGGAAAGTACCGATGACGGGGTTGCACTGCCGCAAAACTCCCATGCGCTCTTCTTGTGGTGTCTCCCCAGTAATGGTACCTGCCCGGTGACCACTGCCCCAAAAACATTGTTGGAGACGGTCCACATGTTCTACGCTGTGGCTAAGAACCAGAATTTGCCGTCCTTCCTGGAGATCAGAAAGGAGGTCTCTGTAAATGATCTGATTCCTCCAGTCAAGTTCCCCTAAATAGGTGCGTATACGAGGGAGGTTAAAGTCCCCGTTGCTGTCGGTTACGAGTGGCTTGTTCCGAAGATCGAACTCCCATTTCAGTCGATGAAAATACGTCGTTGGAATCAAGTCCTGTTCTAAGTTTTTGTGAATAACAGACCCAAGGTGGTACTGGTAGATCGCCTCCAGCCCGTCAATGCGAGTGGCAGTGGCAGTCAGTGCTATACGTTTACCGAAGAATAAATCGGCAGACTTTACAAAGGTTGGTGCTGCGATGTGATGGCAGTTATGAACTACAAATCCGTTAGCGAAGTAAGTGGGGGTGTCTTCAACTTCGAGATTGTAGACAAAACCGTCTGGACACAATCCTCCAAATGTTCCGTCACTTCCTGGTTCGAGAATCTCAATATTGTCCACCCTAACCCAATTAGGATTTTCTCCTTTTTTTGGTCCTGTTCTTTCCTTATCAATGCGGAATGGGAATTCCCGTCTACCTCTATTCCTACTTTCAATTCCCGATTTCCTATGTCCAGTTTGTAAACTTTGGCACTGTTGTTTATCTTGGGGTTTGGTATCCCCACAGACACTTCCATTGGCCACCCCAAGGCGCACGCTAGCAACTGCTGAGGAATCGGCGCTGACCTTCCGTTTCCTCCCTGTACCGTGGGGGCCCATCCCATTGCTCGTAAAGTTGTACTCAACCTCGCTCGTACCTCTGCCCGTTTCATGGGATTGTTCTTTTTCATTCTCTCCGACGCGTATTTTCGGTTGGTTTGTGCCATTCTTTTCGAGCTTTCTCGAGAAAGACGAGTTACCGCGCACTGTCGGGAGCAATACACCGCTTTTCGTCTCACTTGTTCTAGTCCAGCCTTCCCCGATTTTTGCACCGGGGTCCCACACTCTTTGCATTTGGTGTTTACTGTTCTGGGAATAGTCATGTTCACCGTCTCTTTTGGGTTTGTAAGTTTTTGTGGTGCTATACACCATGTCATCGCTTGTCAAGTTCCCAGCTTTTGCCCATCCATTTTTAGTTAAGAACGGATGATTTGGTGTACAAACTACGCTTTTTCCACCAGCGGTTATTTTAACAAGGGATAAAACAGGATTTTTGAATACTTTAACCACTTTTTTATCCAGGAGCCTGTGGCTAGTTTGGTCATAGCTGGAAACCAGATCTCCTGGATGGATTTCTTGAATAGGAATATTTCCTACTAAGGTATTGGCGGGAAAACATTCATCGTATATGGCCAAACCAAATCTCTTCCGGAATCTCATCGACCAGGATTCCCTATGTTTGGACAATGTGTGTACCATGGCTAACACAATGGGGTGTTCCCAATCTGCTATGGGCCCCTGAATGACACCAACGCGACCAACACCTAAGAATTTTTCAATCTCCAGTTTCCACTGCTCAAGAAGAGCAGTTGAGTTCACAACGATCATTGTAGGGACCTGAAGGCACGCAGCGAGTTTGAGAGCCAGGAAAGTTTTTCCTTTTCCACAGGCAAGGTTCACAGTTCCACTGTGGTTCTCCTCCATGGCTCGGAAAGCGTTTCGTTGGCTCTCATCTCGAAAGTCTGCACGGTCCTCAATCTCTACAAACGGAAAGTCTACTGGTCGTTGGTCAATGAACTCGAACCCAAACTGGGGATATTGCCGGGGGTTGAGAAATTCCCTTGGTACAATGAGGTGGTGCTGGGTTTCCTGCCATAACAGAAGTTCAGCAGGGCGGACCATTATGAGCTCTCCAAGCTCGTCGCGTACCTCTGTCTCACCATACACAAAAGTCAGCGCCCGTTTAGTAGGGGCTTCCAGAGTTCTCAATCCGCATTTTGGAAGCATCAAATTGTTGGTGATGTAGGCCTTGTCTCGGTCTTTTGGCAGGAAATGGTAGTTCATGGGATCCTCAATGCGTCTTTCAGCAGTATTTCGATACGTCGAGCACAAACCCTACTGGTGTTCCTTGTAATAAAGGTTCCCACTCTTTTCAATTCGTATTCGACCTCCCGTTGGATCTTCTCTGCTAGCTCTGACGCTTTTAAGCCAGGCGGGAGTTGCCGCATCTCAACTCCCAACCTTCTGGCCAATGAAATGGCGTGGATCTCTCTGAGTTTTTTGGCTGTCTGTTCCGATATTCCAGAGTGCAGGATGATGCGGTTCAGAGACTGCAATTTGGGTAACCTTAGTCCACTCTCATATTGCACGTAAGTATCGTGGCTGACCCTAGAAACCCTTACGAAGTCGCATAATCTTGGGTACTGAGATTCAAACCGGGCTTTCCTTATTGCCTCATGGAATGGTTGTTCCATACCAGTTTCTACTCCGGTCTACGCTGCCGGAAGAACCCGAGCAGCATTTCTAACGCCCCTTCTACCGCTCCCCAAGCAGCATTCAAACTCATCATCCTCCAAAATGAATCCTCTGGAAACAGTATAGGTCTCGCTGTTCGTACCTGTGGAACAATGATACTTCCGTCTCTTCTAACCGGGTGTCCTTGGCCGTACACTGGTACGGTAGCTCTTGTTTGTGGAGTTGGTGCGAAACCTGTTGTAGTAGAAGGTCGGTTGATGGTAATTCGTCGTGGCGGACTAGGTTGTGCAGAAGGACCATAATAGGGACTTTGACCTGTATACCTAGCTGCCTCTGGTTCGCAGTGACTGACATGAGGGCATGAATGACATTGAGGGTCATCATATTCAAATTTGCATCCGAAGCAGCAAATACCTGTCTTCGAATGATGTGCAGGGCAGTAGGTACAGTTTCGTTCGCGGTCACCGTCGAAACACTCTTGTACGATCTGCCTTTGGGAAATCGGCATAGATTACCTCCAGTTAGGTTTTGGGACCTTAGTTCAAAGTTCTTATCCCTAATAAATCCCGGGAATTTCGCCTTGACCAACGGCCATCTTGGGGCGTACGGTCAACCGTCTGGAGCCCTTTATTGTGTCGCCCGTCGCGCGGGCGTGGATTGAAACATGACTGAAAAACAAGCTATCGGGCTACCCAATTTCTTAAAGAGTAGACTTTTTGATTGGGCGGGAAAAAGCGTCGAGAAAGCCGTTAAGAAACCGTCTGTAAGTAAAGGGCTGAACCAGGTAATTTCTAGTGCCACGGAATCCGCGATTGAGTCGGCTGGTAAAAAGCTTGGACCGGCCTTCGAACGGCATATTCCGGAAATCGGAAATAACATAGGCGAGTCAGTTGTTCGGGGTGCTGAAAAAAGGATTGAGCCCCTTTTTGAAGAGAAGATTTTCCCAGCCTTGAGGAAGATCCAAAAAGAAATTCCTAAGACTGTGACTACAGTAGTTGAGCATGGAGTCGAACAGCTTGCCGATAGTGCTGCTGACCTTTCTCGGAGTCTCAGTGCTGCAGCTGCTTTGGGGTCATTATCTGGTGCAGCTACAGCTCCTGAGGGGGAAAGAGCTCATGGGGCTGTGAGAGGTGCTATCGGGGGCCTATTAGGAGCGGCAGCAGGAGCATCCTGGGGGAGACTGCTCCCAGAACATTCTCTTCTCCCTGCCGCTGGTGGTGCTATTCTAGGGGGCATTATTGGGGGTGGTACTTTGCGAGACTGGGAATCCCCTAGGAAAACGACAAACAACGAAGGTACTTTTGGTGATCCTGGAATGACCGGGTCAATGCAATTTGGTAAGGAGTCCTCAATGGAAGGCCACAAATACGCAGGAGTAACGATTGATTGGTACGACGATGAGGGCATGACCTTGAAAGGTAAGTTCCCTACGTTGGACAAAGTTCCTGAGATCATCAAGGAAGCGTCGGTTCTCCCTAAGGAGAAACTAGCGAATGAGGACTTCGCCCTCATCATGGTCGACCGGGGTTATGTTTTTCGGAAGTATGCCTGCGTGGACCCCGGTACGACGACCATGTCTGTGATTTACTTTATGGAACATGGAGACAAGCTTCCTGAGACCGCGCAGAAGGTAGCAGCATCCAATCTGTTGGCAGCATGCTTACATCACGGTTTACTTCCTCCAGCGACCTTGACGAAGGCGGCCGGTGTTGGAAAGTACATCATCCCGGTTGGCGGTACTTTGGCGGGTGCTGCCGGTGGTGGCGCGGCTGCTGGAGAAGGGCATCGATTGGAGGGTGCGCTACTTGGTGGAGCAGCTGGAGCTGGTGGGTCGACCCTAGCCAGAAATGCTCTTCGAGGACCCGTCAGTAAAAAGCTTTCGGAATATGCAAAGAGTGTCTCTCCGAGGATAAAAATAAAGGGCAAACCATCGGTAGCAGCCTTGGAAAACGCAGAAAAGAAGATGAGTAGAGCCGCCCGCGTTGCAACTGCGGGTCTGGCAGTACCCTCGATAGCAGCGGGCGGTTTGGCGGGAAATACTGGAGTCAGAGCGTTGAAGTCCCTGACTGCAGATGAAGAGGCCCAGAAGATCTCTTCGGTGGTCGATGTGACTGGGCAGCGCCCGAAACAAATTGTAAAGGTAGCCAAACCAATGAAAGACGAAGATTACGCCGTCGTTATGGAAGATGGGACTCGGAAGTACCCAATTCACACTTGGGATATGGTCAAGAAGGCCGAAGACTATTTCCTCGAGAACAGTGTCAAAATCCAACCGGAAATTCGTCGGCAGTTTGCGGTTAAGCTAGCCGCAAAAGCGTTCACAATGGGTTATCCCGTTGCAATAGAGATTGCGAACCTTGGGTCTACTCATTACGCAGATGAGAACACCCTACGGGACGCCATCGACATGCGTAAGGTGGCTTGTGCTCCTAAGAGCAACGCCCGGGAGTTCCTAGACGAGCTGTTTAAGAAGAAAGCCTCGATCTACCCAGAGATCTATTCGGAATGCCTGAAGCGCTTCGACATCAACGAAGGCCTCGATAAAGGTTGGGATCATATTGTTCCTGATCCCTGGGCATCTACCTTTGGTAAGGCCGCCGCGAAAGTAGTGTGGGAGAGTGGTGCGGATATTGTAACAGAGGATGCTCTTACCAACTTGGCAGAGAACCGCCTGGACCTTATCATCCAGAAGTTCACCTACACGGTGGGCAACGAATTCAGAAAAGACCCAATTGGAATCTTCAACTCGATGCCCGACCCCCAAAAGCGTCTTATTGCTCGTATGGCCTCGGATGCCGAGAGCGACGGTATGTCGGGTGAGCGCGGTATTAGCGTATAGGCTTACGAGTGGTAGATTCTTCTCAAAAGTGGGGACTCAACCCTACAAAGACCCCGCCTCCTGTACTGGCTTCAGAAGAGCCTATCGTCCGGTTCTTCAGCTATCATGATGCCCATCCGGTGGCGATCATGTTTGTACTCATGGAAAAGTTCGGGGTCGACTGGTTTGAGTGGGAGCCCGAAACTCTCCATGGAGAGATTATTCTGACCTTCAAAGCCACGTCTATCAGTGAACACAATTGGCAGAAGATTCAGGCTATCCGCGTGTTGACCAATACTGTCGGCTATTGGAAAGAGTGGCACATCTTTGAGAAGATCATTCAAGCCTTGAATAACAATGTTCCGCGGTTCGATATCTCCCAAAGATGCAGGATGTCCCAACTCATGGCTGGAGTTGACATCGCCAATCAAATCCGTAACGAGGAATACGGGGATGAGATACACCGCTATATCGCGGCTTGTGCCCTCGACGACTGTATTACCTATCTTCCACCCCCGATTGACTTTGCACAGAAAATCCTCTCTCAGCCCATGTATCGGTGTAAGGTGTGTGGGAACATTGACTTGGATGACCTGGATGGAAAGTGCGATTTCTGTTGTGGGCGTTTCACAGATGAACATCCTTTGAACTTTAAGCCTAATCCTCGATTACCGGAGAGTGCTGGCAGCCAGGTGGAGAAATACCTGGAGCGTGACCCTGCGGAAGTAGAGAAGAGATTCAAGGAAGTTATGGAAAAGGGTCATCAAAAAGTGACCTTCAGTGATACGTCGAATGCAGATATCCAAACAGTGAAGCTCGTAGTAGCTTCGGAGTACATGGACCTTCGGCGGCGTCAGTTGGTTGACCAATTGGAGGAATTGAAGTCATGGGTAACCTCCTGAGCGACCAGGCACTCTACTCATTCCAGGATGAGGTAGAATTTCTAGAGAGGCTTTCCGAGCTTCGTAAAGAAGCGGCCATACCAAATCTGGGTAGGCTTGGGCGTCTCTCAGTGCAAGGATTGGGTGGTCTTGGGCGTACTATATCTGGCGGTCTCGGGGATATAGGGAAATCCATCACGGGAATTCCAGAGGCTGGCCGAGAGACGTTGCAAATGATGGCCCATCCCCTTAAATCTATGAAGAAGGGTTGGAAAGACTCCAAATGGATGGGTGAGGGTAAGATCACCAAGTACCTGCCTGTAGGTATGAAATCCATGACTGTAGGATTTGCAGCTCCAGGACTACATGAAGCGTATCAGGCAACTAAGGAACCCGCGACCCCCACTGGTGAAGGTGGAGCGGCTGAAAAATTACTTGGCGAAGTAGGGGGTACCGGGGGATTTCTGACTGGAATGGCGAGCAAAAAATTTCTCCCAGGTATGGCGCTGATGATGGCGGGTCAGTATGCTGGTGGAAAGATGGGTCGAATCATTGACCGTCTTCGTGGTGGATCAACTTTGGGCACAGCTGTAAATGCCCCTGGACCAACTGAGGCTGAAGAACAGCTCGAGAACATTCAAAGGTACTATGGATAATGCCAACTCTTGATGCCCTGAGTTTTGGCCCATCGGGGGCTATGCGTTTTGCGAGAAACAGTGGTCGCTCTATAACTGGAGAGGCCCTTGGAGCTATCCGGTACCCTTCACCCTTTTTCGATATTGCCCATACATATCTGCCGACGTCCTTCAAGACGATGCTTCGTTGGTGCAGGTATTATTTCCTGACCAATCCGCTCATCAATGCCGTTTGCTACAAGATGTCAGAGTACCCGGTTACTGACTTGGTATTTGATGGGGATAGCGACCATCTCAACGATCGGTGGAGTAAGTTCTTCAGTGACATTCTCCACTTCAAGAAATTCGAAGTGGAATCTGGCCTTGACTACAACACATACGGTAACGCGTTTGTCAGCTTGTACTTCCCATTTCAGAAGATGCTGAAATGCAAACAGTGTAGCCGGATGGTGAAAGTAGACCAGCAGAAGTACATCTTCCGGGAGTACGCTTTTGTGGGTGAATGCCCCTACTGTCGGTACTACGGGGAGTTTTCAGTCAAGGATCATTACCTTCGGTCAGCGCGGGACATTCGGCTCATCCGGTGGAACCCGGAGTACATCACTATTCAGCACAACGAAGCTACGGGGGACAATCGTTACTACTATGTTATTCCGCCATCCCTGGCCAATGATGTTCGTATGGCCAAGCGGCATATTATTGAGCAGATCCCTCAAGTGTTCATTGAAGCTCTGAGGAAGAACAAGGCTTTGCTATTCAGCCGTCAGAACATCTACCATATGCAGCGACCCACCATCGCCCAGAAGGACCGTGGTTGGGGGATGCCGATGATTCTTCCGGTCTTGAAGGACACATTCTACCTTCAGGTACTCCGCAAGGCTCAAGAAGCCATTGCGATTGAGCACATTGTGCCCCTCCGCATCCTGTTTCCACAGTCTGCCTCATCTAGTGCGGATGTTTATTGCGTCTCTTTAGATACGCTGGTTGAAACTAGAGAAGGCATCCGGCCAGCAGGTGAGGTTCATGCGGGCGATTGGGTAAAGACACATACCGGTTTGTGGAAACGAGTAGAGGACGTAAGAGACCGACCAGTAGATAAAAGCTCCGTACACAAAATAACGGCTGCTTCTTTATCTGCTTTCCCATTTACAGTAACAGGGGAACATCCCCTTTATGCCGCCAGAAAACTCGGTCCTAGATATGAGAACGTAGGGGAGCCTGAGTGGATTAACGCAGGTGATTTGCAGAAGGGTGACTACGTTCTATATCCCCGTAAGAGAATTACCTGGGGCAGCCTTGAGCTAGATTTGGCCGAGTACATCCCAGAACGGGCCGTAACGGAAAATTTCATATATCGCAGGTTGAATCAATCTGCGGCCAATATTTATGAGTACTTGGAGGTCAACGGTCTGCAGGCTTTTGAACGAGGGGGTCGGGAGAACTTCATTAAGCAGCAGGGCTGGGACCTTGATGACTACAAGAATGCCCGGGCTGCTTTTACGCAGCAGGATACCATTGACCGGATTCCTAGATATCTGAAGGTGGATGAGGATCTGGCGTATGTAATTGGCCTATATATTGCCGAGGGAACTCCGAAGGGTGACTGCGCCGCAATAGCATTACATGTCAAAGAAGCCCATTTAATGGACCGCCTAGACGCGGCTATAAAACGTCTGGGCTTTAGAGATTCTACTCGGGGTTTCAACGGCAATAGCGCCCGGTATGAAATCAATGACATCTTTTTAGGTCAGTTTTTAACCACTGTGTGCGGGCGTGGGGCTCATAGTAAGAGGCTGCCAAGATTTCTGTTGGAGGCTCCCGACAATATTGCGCTCGCGGCGCTACAAGGAGTGTACGACGGGGATGGGTGTAACATCGCCACTGAGACCCGTCGGGTAAACTTAATGACAGTAAGTCCCGAGCTTGCTGTTGAAGTGCGCCAACTGCTTTTGTCATTCGGTTTTATTGCAGGGGTTCAACAGCGGATTCCTCGTGAGGATGAAATTTCTAAACTCCCCATTTACCACGTAAATGTAAATGGAAAACAGGCAGAAGACCTGGCAGTACTTCTGGGGTGGGACCCTGCAAAGGTTGAAAGGCGAATTGATACACACAGCCAATGTGGATTTTTCCGCGGGGACTACGTGTATCTACGGGTAAACAGTATAGAGACTGTAACTAACGTAGAGACCGTACGGGGTCTTCAAATTGAGGGAGACAAGTCTTTCTGCGTTGTTGGTGTAGCTACACATAATTCGACGGTCAATTTGACCCAGTGGAGAGACAAGATTGAGAACGAGCTCATACGGTGGAGACTCGACAACAATTACATTCCTATTCTCCCCGTCCCTATTGGGTCAGAGACTCTTGGTGGTGATGGTAAAGCTCTTATGCTTGCTCAAGAGTATCGTCAGTGGGCGGAGCACATCATCGCTGGTATGGGCGTTCCGATTGAGTTCGTTTTTGGTGGGATGCAATACTGCAAAAAAATTGACAGCTATCTTTTCTCTTCAAAAGGTCTAGTTCAGCTAAAGGATTTAATTCCAACTGCCCATGGCACTACTGCGGGTAGTTCAGAAGTTTCTGTGGCCACAAGAATCGGCACACAAAGAATAGAAGCTGCTCATAATACGGGGACAAAAAAGAATTCTCTCATTCGTACCAAATTAGGCTTGGACTCCGAGTCATCTTATGATCATCGTTTTCTCGTGCTGAGCAAAGATATTTCGATGGTGTGGAAAAAGACTTCGGAGATTATCGCTGGAGATTTCATTGCGGTAAGGGCCGGAATGAATTTGTGGCCCTCTGAGACGCCCTCAGTTCCACAAAAAGCCTTTGAACAGATTGAGGAGTGGAGACAGTCACAGAAGCTGGTTAGAACGGCAGAACGGTTCCCGGTTCCACAACTCTCTAAAGAGCTTACTTTAGGTATTGCTCGACTCTTGGGCTATTTGATTTCTGAAGGCACTTGTGGAGAGACCAGTCTGGCTTTTACACAAAAATGCCAGGAGGTTATGGACGACTTCCTTAATACCGTGGAAAATGTTTTTGGGTACAGGCCCACTAAATGGGATAGCGGGTTTGGCTGCACTACAACGGAAATAGGACGGCGTCCTGCAGTTTTACTTCTTCAAGCAATGGGGGCGATAGGTGACTCGTATAATAAAGTTGTGCCGTGGTGCGTAAGACAAGCGCCCAAGCATCTGGTTGCTGAGTTTCTTCGAGCGTACTTTGAGGGCGACGGCTCAGTCTCAACGAGTAACACTGGCAAGCAGATGGTATCTTGCGGCTCCAAATCTGAAGAGCTGCTTAAACAGATTCAATTGCTTCTTCTGAATATGGGAATAGTCTCCTCTCGGTATTTCAACCCAACGTCTGAAATGTGGCAGCTGCAAATTCGCTCTGAATATATAGACGTCTTTGCCAAAGAAATTGGATTTGTTTCCACAATTAAACAAGAATATCTGAAAAATCGTACCCCCGTTGGAAAGACTCATGTAGGAGAACGTATCCCCTATCTCAAGGAAGCTTTGGACCAGGTTCGTCAAAAGTATTTTACAGGCAAACAAAGCTGGAGTTTCGAACCTATCAATGTTCAGTTGGACAAAGAGGAGTACACGGTTCAGGAGGTCGCTGATATTCTTGAACGTGACTTCACCACAGTTCACTACCACATTAAGCAAGGTCGCCTTAAAGTAGGTCGTACCCTGCCCGGAGTTTCTGGGAGATTTGGTACAGATCTAATCCTTCGTGAGGACTTGCAAGCTTTCTTGCAGCATTATGGGCGTGGGGTTCACAAGGTGATTCCAGGACGTAGCGCTGACGGGATGACTTATTCCAGGCTCTCTGACACCGACCTATCTTTTCTACGTGAAAAAGAACCTGAGTTAGCCAAGAGGATTGAGCTTTTGGCTGAAGCCCATTACATATGGGATGAGGTTCAAGAGGTTGAGTTGTTTGATTTCGAAGTTCCAATGGGTGATTTAACGATTGATACTGATCACTCATACGTTGCGGATGGCTTAGTTACGCACAATTCTGGCTCTAACGTTTCAATGCGTATTCTAGAGAATCATTTTCTCGACGTCAAGACTCAGCGCAAGCAACTGGTGACAGACTTCATCATGCCCAACGTTTCAGCGTTCATGGGCTGGGACTCGGTTCCATGCCATTACAAACGGTTCAAGATGGCAGACGACCTGCAGCGCAGCGCCTTCTACATGCAACTCAACCAGGCCGGAAAGATTAGCGATAAGTCCCTGCTCGAAGATACAGACTGGGATTCCCGAAAAGAGGCCGAGGGTATCGAGCGCGAGAGGAAGATGGTTTTGGAGGGTCAGAGGAATCAGGCTCTCAGTCAGGCTTCTATTCAAGGTGAAGCCCAGCTCATCATGGCCAAGTACCAGATGCGCGGTCAAAAGTTGATGACGGAAATGACTCCTGAAGCCGCAGGTCAGGGTATGCCCGCTGCGGAGCCGATGCCTGGAATGGGCCAACCAGGATTAGCCAGCCCTGCTGCTGAAGGCCAGATGATGAACACGCAGAGTGAGATGATGAATCGCAGCGGCCAAATTCCCGGTATGGAGATTCCTCCAATCCAACCGATGGAAGAAGGTCCGGTTGAACAGGCTGGAGTAAATCAGGGAGCGGGCGGATCACCTCCAGCAATGGGTGAGGTGCAGTCGCAACTGCCAGAGAACCCGAGCTTTGGATTAGACCTTCAGTCTGTGGCTTCCCAAGTGGTCAAGTGGCTGAACAAGCTTCCTGATCATGAAAAGAACCACGAGCTGGTGAAAATGCAGGTCAATAACCCGCAGCTCTACAGCCTTGTTCTGGTACTCCTACAGCAGGCAACTGGAGCAGAAAGAAGCTCAGCAGCTACACCGGCTCCCCCGCAAAGGGTTCCTCGTCGAGGTCCTGAAGCTCAGTCTTCTTAGAGCTAAAAAGAGCCGGTTAACGGCTCTTGAGATTTAGGTCGCAGTTCTATCGTTCAATGATTCATGAATCCTCCGCACATTCTGTTTCTTCGAAAAACTTGTTCAAGCGAGATGTGCACTTTGGGCAAACAATCTTGTGCATTTTCCCGCATTCTTTCCTTGCCTGTTTCTCGATTTCTAGAGCTACCCTGTCGGGTATCCCTCGGTACTCGTCGAAACACGTTAGAGAGCAGTAGTGCTCTTTTCTCCCTCCGAGTTTGACCGTAATGACACTTGTCTCACAGTGAACTCCGCATTGATCGCAGAAGTCCGCTTCAATCTTTCCAGCGGTTCTGGTTGTCATGGGGTATCACTCGGTTCAATGGACCATAGCGGTAGGCCCCACCCGTCACATGCGCAGTTGAAATGGACATGGCCAGACTGACTGGACATGAACATTTCACCTGGTCCTTTCTGACTAGGGCAGAACTGACCCCATTCAACGAGTAGGACCGATTCTGCTTGGTCGCTTTCAAGAGGCTCAAACGTGCAACCACACTGTTCGGTATCTTCAGGTGCCCTGCAAGTATCAGTGTCAAGCTGAGCAACATAGACGCCTGATTCCTCCGCGCATTGTCGGCACAACCACTTTGTTTTAGAGTGGTCTCGAAAGTAGTCGTTCTCGTCTTGTTGGAACAGTGCCCCGTGGTATTCATCGTATGTGACCCCGCCAATGCGGATTCGGAAAGCCCACGCGGTAAGAATGGGCCTATCGCACTTGAGACATACCCTGTTGTTCATATTCACGCTTCCATTTCTCATGGTAGGCGCTCATTACTATCTCTCGGAGACAGCCAACTAGAACGCCCAGAAAAAATATGTTCAGTTTATTCTCCTTGGTCGAAGGGTTTTGGATTTCGGACTTTTCGGGATTATACTGGCGCAATCGCACGCAGTAGTAATTATCCCGATTCCCAGGTTCAAAGCGGCTGCAAACAATGAGGGTGAAGATGGGGGTTGATATTCTTTTACTGCATCCATATTGTCCATCAAATTGTCCATCAAAGGATTCCTCCGGGTTAAAGGATTGGTACAGCCTAATCTTTGGACTTCTATGTTCCTTGTACCAAAAAAGAAATCGTTTTGCCGTTGACCTTTACCGTCGTAAACTCGTAGGATGTCGGGCTCTAAGAGCCTCTCACTACGTTAGACGGTATGCGCCGTTGAAAAAGACGTAGGTGTGGGAGTCGTTAATGGCACATTATGATCCTCAAGAAGCGTTCGAAGTTCTCAAAAGTAGGGTATCCTCAACAATCAAGGGTCAATTTCCCCTAGAGGGGCGAAAGAACCTTCTTGTTGCTACCAAAGTCTGGGTAGATGACAACCGGGACATAGATGACCTCCGCGGGCAAAAAGAAGCCCGTCTTAACGACCGTACGTGGGCTGTTCCTGTTCGGGCAGAGTTTGAGCTTCGAGACAAAGAAACTGGCAAGGTCAAGGACCGTCAGGTTGCCACTGTAGCTCAACTTCCCAAAATCACGAACCGGTACACTTACATTGTGGGTGGCACTGAATACCAGGTGAACAACCTGTTTCGCCTGAAGTCTGGTGTTTATACGCATGTCAAAGAGAATGGTGAGTTGGCCTCTCAGTGGAACTTAGCTAAGGGTTTGAACTTCAACATGGACTTTGACCCGAAGTCCAAAAGTATGACCATCAATTTCTCTGGAACTGGGTCTCACATCCCCCTCTACCCTATTCTCAAAGCGATGGGAGTAGACGATGACACGATAGAGAGAAAATGGGGTAAGGAGATCTTGTCGGCCAACAAGAAAGAAAAGAGCGACATCGCCTTACGGAAGTTCTACAAAGCTTTTAAGGATGAGCCCCCAACTTCCAACGACCAGGCCGAGAAGTTAGTTATCGAAGAGTTTGGCCGCACCCAAATGCGACCGGAGGCCACCAAACTTACGCTGGGCAAGCCCTTTGATAAAGTGGACGGTGCTGCCCTGTTGGCAGGTTCTGAAAGAATACTACAAGTATCCCGTGGAGAAGAGCAGCCCGACGACCGGGATTCTCTGGAGTTCAAAGATCTTTACTCCGCTGAGGATCTTCTATCTGACCGACTGGTCAGGAAGCATAAATGGGACATCAAACGGAAGCTTCTCAACGGAATAGACAAACACACTGAAGTCAAACAGATCATGGGGCCTGATATCTTTGGGAAGCCGATCAAGGCGTTTTTTACCCAAGGTACATCAACCGAGCGACCCGACCAGATGAACCCTATGAGCTACATTGGGGGAAATCGGCGTACTACTATTCGTGGAGAGGGTGGCATTCAAAAGGAGCACCAGGTTGTTCTTAGCGCAAAAATCATCAACCCTAGCCATACAGGATTCCTAGATCCGATCCAGAGTCCCGAATGTTTTGATGCCGAAACAGAAGTTTTCACTTTCAAGGGCTGGAAATATTGGAAAGACGTAACCGACCAGGATCTCTTAGCCTGTAGAATTGATGGGGCGTTAGAATTTCACAAACCAGAGAAGTTGATCAGACTGCCATATAAAGGCCCAATGTACGGTCTTCTAGCCAGCAAAATTGATTATCTTGTTACCCCTAATCATCGCGTTTATCACTCAACTCCGTGGCAGCCCGACGTATGGAAGACTGATACCGCGGATAGGATTCACGGTAAAGAGCGCCGGTTCATAACATCCCATGCGCCCTTTGTTTTGGAAGATCCGATTCCTGTAGAAGAGATGTTTTCTCTTCCAGAAGTTGAGGGTGGAAATGCCTTAAAACTTCACAGCCTGATCCCCATGAGAGATTGGGCTGAGTTTATGGGTTGGTATTTATCGGAGGGGTGTGTAACCTACAAAGAAGAAACTTCTGCATATCTGGTTCGAATATCTCAAAGTTTCAAGGTCAACCAAGAAAACTGGGGGAGGCTGAGGAGTCTATTTTCCAGATTACCTTGGACTTGGTCACACGACGGAGAAAGGACATCTTGGGCTACTGGGTCTAAACAACTTGCACACTATCTGAAGGAATTTGGCTTCTGTAACGACAAATATATCCCTGAAGTTTTCTTTCGGGCTACTACCAGCATCGAGGCCAGAACCGCGTTGCTGGAGTCGTTACTTCTTGGGGATGGGTGCCTTTCCGGTAATAGAAAAGATGGTCGTTCATACCACCAAAGGGTACTCACGACAACTAGTCAAAGACTGGCCGATGATTTTGAAAGGCTGGCAATTGGGTTAGGCCTACCTGTCAGCCGTAAAGTCTACGAAGACAAGCGAGAAGGTCGTTATTTGGACGTGCATGGGGTTAGACTGTTGGAGCATCCGGTTAGAACAGCACGTCCTGCACATCCTTACTACCCCGCCAATTACTACACGGTGGATTATGATGGAATAGTTTACTGTGCCACTGTACCAGGGAGTCTGCTCTATGTACGTCGTCATGGCAGCGTAGGTTTTTGGTCGGGCAACAGCGAAAAAATAGGTACAACTTTGCAACTTGCGTTAGGAGTTCGTAAGCGGGGTACTGACATCGAAATTCCTGTAATCAAAGCTAAGACGGGGGAAAGGGTGTGGATTAGCCCTACAACAGCTCTTCGGTCCAACTTAGCCTTTCCAGACCAATACAAGAAAGGTGATGGCCAACTAACTCCTGTTGGTACGATGGTGAAGGCTACGGACTCAAAGGGTCAAATAAGTATGATGAGGCCTAACCAGGTTGACTACGTTCTCAACTCCACTAAGGCCATGTTCGATCTGAGTGCTAACCTGATTCCTTACCTGCAGAGCAACCAAGGAAACCGGGCTATGATGGCGTCCAAACAACTGGAACAGGCCGTCTCTCTCAAGTATCGGGAAAAGCCTATGGTTCAAGTGAAGTCCGAGGGCAATCAAACTTTCGAGGAAATTGTAGGAGGGTTTACTTCTCATCAGTCTCCTGAAGCTGGAAAGGTGATGAAAGTCAAAGATGATGCCATCCTCATTCGGGGTAAAGACGGTGTACGACATGAGGTTCAGATTTATCACCATTTCCCGATGAACGACGATACAAGCGAGCTCCATTCTCACTCGTTGGTACAAGAAGGAGATGACGTTAAAAAGGGCCAGGTTGTTGCTGATACAAACTTTACCAAAGACGGGACACTAGCTCTTGGTACGAACCTTCGTGTCGCCTATATGCCATTCAAAGGATACAACTACGACGATGGTATCGTCATATCAAGGTCCGCGGCGAATAAGCTCACCTCAGAGCATCTCTTTCGTAATAGTGTTTATGCCGAGAGGAACATCATTCTCGACAAAAAGAAGTTTCGGGCACAAGTGGGTGCAGTAACCTCTAAGGCTGTTATGGATAAGCTGGATGACGATGCGGTCATCAAGCCCGGAGAGCGAGTTGAGACTGGGGATGTACTGATAGGATCTATGCGTTTAGAGGAGATAACTCCGGATGAGCAGAAGGTAGCTCTTATCAGTAAAAAATTGGTGAAGCCGATTAAGCCTAGACCTCTGATCTGGGAAAAGGATGTTCCTGGTGTGGTCACCCAGGTTGTGAAACATGGGAAGAGCATCACTGTCTACGTTAGTGCTGAGACTCCTGCTGACGTCGGGGACAAGATTGTTGGCCGTCACGGAAACAAGGGCATAATAACCGGTGTCTTTCCCGATCATGAAATGCCTAAGTCTAAGGACGGAGTTCACGCAGAGGTCCTGTTGAACCCTACGGGAGTTCCTTCTCGTATCAACGTCGGTCAAATCTTGGAAACTGCTGCGTCGAAGATAGCAGATAAGACAGGAAAGACTCTGATCATCAACAATTTCGACTCTAGCATTCCGGACTACACCAGGCACTTGAAGAAGGAACTAGATAAGCTCGGGCTGTCGGATACCGAAGAAATGGTGGATCCAGTTACAGGCCGTTCTTACGGTCAGGTGTTGACGGGTAAGCAGTACATCCTAAAGCTGCACCATACTGCCACCAAAGGCCTCAAGGCGAGGTTCCGAGACGCGTATGACTCCAATATGACCCCTAGGAAGGGCGGTCCTCACGGTGGTCAGACAATGGATGCTATGGGACTCTACGCAATGCTAGCCCATAACGCCCGGGAGAACATCCGGGAGATGCAGACGTTTAAGTCTGATAAAAACGACGACTTTTGGACATTGCTACAAGCCGGAGAGTCTGTCCCTACTCCTAAGATACCATTCGTGTTCAAGAAGTTTGAAGGGTACCTACGCGGTATGGGCCTGGATATCGACAAGCAGGGTAATGACCTCATTCTCCAACCGTTGACCGATAAGAAGACCCTTGAAATGAGCAATGGAGAATTGAAGGACGCGGGGGCTACGTTAGTTGGTAGAAACTTGAAACCCGAACCAGGGGGCATTTTTGATTCTGCGATCACAGGTACCAAGGGTCTTGGATTTCTGGGGGATAAGTGGTCTCATATCACTCTCGCAGAGCGTATGCCCAACCCGGTGTTTGAATCCTCCATAATCTCACTGTTGGGGTTAACTTCTCCACAGTACAAAGACATCATTGAGAGCAAGAAGGACCTAGACGGTAAAACTGGTCCGGCGGCTATTGTGGACGCTCTAAAGAAAATCGATGTCTCAAAAGAGAAGAAAGACTTGGAAACGGCAATCCCAACATCCAGAGAAGGTAACCTCAATAAGGCTACACGAAAGTTGAAGTATCTTCGTACCCTAGAGAGACTGAGTATGAGCCCCAAGGAGGCCTATACTATCAAGCATATTCCGGTCCTACCCCCTATCATGCGCCCAGTTACAGTGCTTGACAGCGGTAAGATGAACTTTGACGGGCTGAACAAGCTCTATACTATGCTGGCGAATAGTAATGACAAGCTCAAAGAGTTTGACCCAAAGGTAATGCCGGAATCCGAAGCTCATCCTCTGAGGTCTGAACTCTATGACGGTGTCAAGTCATTGACCCTGACAGGTGCGGTTAATAAGGGTCGGCATCTTAATAGTATTGCAACAGTCATCTCTGGAGAGGGCCAACCCAAAGAAGGGTTCTTCCAAGATAAGGTCATTGGTAAGCGCCAGGATTTGTCTATGCGTGGTACTATCGTTCCTGAGCCCTCTTTGTCTCTGGACGAAGTAGGTATTCCACGGAAGGCAGCTCAAGAAATCTACAAACCTTTTATTGTCCAACGTCTTGTTCAGCAAGGGAGAACGCCTCTACAAGCTCAAAAGCTCATCAAGGAGAACACAGAGGAAGTTTCTCGAGCTTTGGAAACTGTAATGTCGGAAAGGCCTTTGCTCTTGAAGCGAGACCCAGTCCTTCACAAGTTCGGCGTACAGGCCTTCATACCTAGGATCGTAGAAGGAAAAGCTGTCAAGATTCATCCATTGGCAACCTCGGGGTACAATGCTGATTTTGACGGTGATAAGATGAGTGCTTTCGTTCCGGTCAGTTCAAAGGCTGTGAAAGAAGCCTTCAAGATGGTCCCCTCCAACAATCTTTTTAGCCCGTCGAATGGCTACCTGATGTTCAAACCAACACAGGAGTCAATGATGGGACTGTTCAAACTCACCCAATTCAAACCAGGGATTGGTGTTCGGCATTTCAATGATGTTGCTGATGCTGCCAGGGCCGTGAAGGATGGAAGGTTGGGGATGAATGACCCGGTCATTATCCGGGACCTTAAAGAAATCAAGGCAGGATTGGACAAGTTGAGTGCATCGAAGGTTACGTCTGTCGGGCGACTTATGGTCTATAACGCGCTGCCCCCGTCCGATAGACACGAAAAGGTTCTGCACGACCCCAAATTCACCCTTGGTAAGGATAACCTCACAGATCTTCTAACTGAGGTTGCACAAAAAGAGCGGGGAAGTTTCGCTCGTGTGGCCGACAAATTGAAGGACTTGGGTAATGAGGCCTCCACCGGTCTGTCCGTAAGCCTCAAAGATTTTATGTCCTATGCAAATGAACGAGATTCTGTTTTGGATCATGCCAAAAAAGAGGAATCTCACGTTCGTACAAATTCGAAATTCTCTCAGAAGAAGAAGGATGAAGAGGTAGTTCGGATCTATTCAGACGCAGGCAAGAAGATAGATTCTGCCGTGAAGAAAAAGTTAGAGGGTTCACAAAACCGTATGTACGACTGGGTGAAGTCCGGTGCGAAGGGTAACTGGGACCAGTTTAAGCAAATGACTGTTGCCCCTATGCTCGTATCTGACGCCAAGGGGGTTATAGTTCCGGTTCCTATCACAAAATCCTATTCAGAGGGTCTAGACATTGGTTCCTACTGGACAGCTATGCACGGTGCCCGTATGGGAACGATCAATAGGGTTGAAGGAACCTGGCAACCTGGTCTTGCTAGCAAGCAGATCATGCAAACTACTATGGACCAAATGATAGTCAGTGAGGACTGCGGCACGGGAACTGGAATACGAATGGGTATTGACGACCGCGGTATTATTGGCAGGTACACTGTAGGGGACATTGATTTAGGCTCAAGAATAGGAAAAGATAAAGGGGTAATTCCTAACGGTACTCTTGTTACCCCAGACCTACTCAACCGGTTCAAGAACAACAAGATTGCCGATATACGAATCCGAACGCCCCTGAAATGTGCACACGGCAAAGGCCTCTGCGCCAAATGCTACGGTATCAACGAAGAAGGAAAATTGCATGAAGTGGGCACTAATGTAGGTGTCATTGCAGCGCAAGCATTAGGAGAACCTGCAACCCAGCTTTCAATGAACTGCGTAGCTTCTGGAACTTTGGTGTCAGTTCTCAACCCAAAAGACCTTATGGAAATTCTTACGCTGGATCAGCTTTGGAACAAAATAGATTCCACCGTAGATAACGATAACGGGTTAGAGACCAAAATATCTTCTGGCTGGAAAGTCTGGGACTATGACCGGTTTACACGAGTTTACACTATCCAAAGACATCTTCCGGACGATGTTATGAACTTAGTACGGTTAGAGGATGGTCACGCTGTTGTAGTCCAAGGGAACCACCCTAATTGGGCTCGTCGATGTATTGTGATTTGTCCACACTGTGGGGGTGATGACCCCGTAAAGTTTGTTGGACACTGGAAATTATCTTCCAGGACAAATCCAAAAACATCTGTTCGCTGCCCCAGTTGTAAAGGAACATTCAGCATTTTTCGCAGCCTGTATGAAGATCAGCAGGAAATCGTAGTTGATGCTAAAAATCTAGAGAATATGGAGATGGGAACCTCTTCAGTATGGGTACCTGGAAAAGACAGTCAAAAAACTAGATTACCGCTGCCCCCATATCTCTTAGGTATTTTTGTCACAGAAGGTAACGTAAGAAGACTAAAAACTATGCCTCGTATGAAGGAAGGTAGAAAACATAGGAACACCGCTTCTTATGGTCTGCACTGGAAAATATTGTCGGCCGACATATCTCAAAAGTTTGGGGCCGTGCGAACTCGTATAAAAGCAGAATTGAAGAAGGCAAAACTGATCTTTACGGAACCTTCTCCTAAGATCCTTCAGTTGAATGACACTGAACTGAGCAGAAACTTATGGCAGCAGTGTGGAATTCATTCGTATAGGAAAACTCTTCCTCCCGGTTGGGCAGTTTTGTCTTCAATAGGACGGCTTGACCTGTTGTCTGGTTTAATTGACGGGGATGGAACAATTACCAAAAATAAGATCTGCTTCGATACGACAAGCGTGGCGTTAGTGTCCCAAGTTACTGCGCTTGTTTTATCTCTAGGGGGAATTCCCGCTGTGTATTCCACTCCTTGGAGACGGTATTCTAAGCATCAAGGGTACCGAGTTTCATTCACTCTTCCAGTTAGGTTGACCGGAGTAAAACGAAACAAACCGGTGGATGGCCCAGCATACAAAGGATCTTATCGAAAAGTAGTATCAGTGAAGCCGGTATCTTATGAAGGATGGACCTATGACCTGGCCACTGAGAGTAAGGCGTTTACAGCTAATGGTATCCGTACCCATAATTCTTTTCATACCGGGGGGATCGTAGGGGCTAGGGGAACTCAGGCGGCAAGCACCTTCACTCGCCTCAACCAGCTCCTCGGTCTACCGGAACGCCTGCCTGGGTCTGCGGTGCTCTCCCAAGCTGATGGTCACATAGAAAAGATCGATAAGGACCCAGCGGGTGGTTGGGACGTCTTTATTAAGGGTCAACGACACTACGTTCCAGGGAGCCGCGAGCTAGTGGTTAAGAGAGGTGACGCAGTCAAAAAGGGAGATGCCATTACTCTTGGACCGAAGAACCCTCGTGAGATGCTGAAACTGACAGGCCTCAATTCGGTGCAAAGCTATTTGGTCAACGAGATTCAGGGAGTCTACAAGAACACCTCTCCTTTGAGCCGGAGAAATACAGAGACCTTTGTTCGGGCCCTGACGAACTTGAGCGAGGTTAAAGATCCAGGAAGTCACCCCGAGTTGCTTCGTGGGGATATGTCACCCACCTCAGAGATTGAGGACTTCAATAGGAAGCTACCAAAGGACAAGAAAGCGATAATTCACAGCCCGGTTCTCAAGGGCGCGGCAATGCTGCCCCTGGACTTGCAGGAGGACTGGATTGCACTGCTTCAGAGTCGAGGTTTGAAACAAACGATTATCAACGCTGCATCAGAGGGGTGGAGGTCTCTAGTTCATTCCACACACCCAATTCCGGGCATGGCTAGGGGTTCAGAGTTTGGTAAAGGTACAGAGAAAGAACCCTGGTTGTACTAAAGACGGGCTGAACAATGCCGATTTCAATTGACGCTCAATTGGCTCAAGACAAAGCTATCCGTCAGTCTATGGGGATGGCGGAGGGCAGTTACCTTCCTTCCTACATCGAGCCAGTTCGTATCGTTAACGTCAATATAGAGAGCTGGTCTGTGGATGCGGTAGGATCCATTGCCAATAAGAGGTTCTTCGACATTCAAGTGATGAGCCCGTACTTCCACTACGCTAACGGGGAGGGTATCTACGTGGTGCCTGAAGTGGGGGCCTACGCCTGGGTATGTTTCCCTAGCACTGGAAGGATGGCTACCCCGTTCATCTTGGGGTTCCAAGCCCCCTTTGATAACGGCAACATCAACTATCGGTGCCACCGTCAAAACCTCAATCCTGGCGATATCATGTTGCGTACTAGGGATGAGAATTTCGTAGTGTTGCGAAGGGGTGGAGTACTGCAGATAGGGGCTACACCTACTTGTCAGACTATGTATGTGCCAATCCGAAATATCATCCGTAATTTCTGTGAGAATTTTGAACTCAACGCTTTTGGTGGTGACCTTATTTGGTCTATCGACCGCCCCGACAAGACCCCAACAGGGGATGAACCTGCTCTGTTTAAGCTCCGAGCCAAAGAAAAGGCAAATGACCCAGGACATATTGCTGAGTTGAGTATTGGTTCCCATGGGGCTGACAGTAAGGTTACACTGGAGCTCATTGTTAGGGAGTCTGGTCTCGAGGATGCAAAGGATGTGTGCACCCTACAGATTACAAAAGAGGGGAACGTAATTTGGGGCACTCAGAAAGATTTGACGTTGACGGTGAACCAGAATTTCAGCATAACGGTCGGCAAGGATGTGGCTATGAACTACGGGGGTCTGTTTACCGCAACGGCTAAGAAGGACGTGTCGATAAAGTCCAGCGGGGGTGAGGCGACTTTTGACGGGGCCAACAAGGCTACGGTGAAGAGTGCCTCTCAAGTTGTTATTGATGCCCCGCAAACCTGTCTAGGTGGGGCGAGTGCCATAGAGCCTATAATCAAGGGCCAGCAATGGATAACTTTTATGTCCAATCTCATTATGGCCATCAGTAGGATTGCAAGCACAGCTCCTGTGGGACCAACAACCGCTATGGCAGAGATGGCACCATTTCCTGCCCAGCTCGCTTCTTTAGTGTCATCTAAGGTATTTACAGCGTAGGAGATTTCACATGGCAAGCTCACAATCACTCTTTTTGGATCAAGCTCTTCACTTTGAAGGTGAGGAGAAACTTGCAGGTATGCTCACTCGACTGAGTGACAACGTAGATATGTGGCCGCAGGAAGTCATGCAGGAAGCGTATAAACAACTCCCGTACATGGCTGACTTCGACCCTAACGTCATCCTCGACAAGCTGGATGAGCAAAAAGGGTTTGCATTTGGCTCCATCGAAGTGCGGCCAAAGAGTTCCATGACATCAGATGAAATGCAGATGTCCGGAGTGGAAAAGGTCCACATTCCCATCATCGTTCGGGAGCAAATGTTGGCACCATTCGACGTGTTCATGCACGGTCGGGCGTACCAGCATCTCACTGAAAGCCGACTCCGGGCGGCGTTGTTTCGTCCAGAGACAATGGATGCTGCGCGTACTCGCCCATACGACCCGTCGTTAGTCCAGGATATGCAGCCCCCAGTCCGCGCTGGTTATGGTGGCTTTGGTTCGGGTGGTGTAAAGTTTGGTAGCGCCCAAGCACACACCGAGCTCAGCGCCCTTCCCCTCCTCCCTCAGCTTCACGGAAGAGTGCTTCCGGAACATGTGGAGAGGCTGAAGACCGCATGTACTGACCCTTCATTGAGAGCCTCTATCCATAGAGCATCTGAAGGGGTTCAGTGTGCATTTAGTTCTGCTCTTGGATTGACTATTGTGAATCTGGAGAAGAGTGCAGAGGTCGTCAGGTCCAGTCTTCGTCCTACCGTAGTTCAGCTTACAAAGCTGGCTGATGGGAACGTGAAGGTGAAATGGGCTAACCCAGACATGTTTGCTCCTCAAGAGGAAAATGTGTCCATGGATGTGGCTCAAGACTTAGCTGGTGATCAAGATCTGGCGGGTCGGCTTGAAGGCGATGGTACCTTGACAGCTAGCCCCGACTCCCCAGTGAAGCAGACTATGGAAGCCGAAGAGGTCAAGGTCGTCGATGCTTTCGGGCTATGGAAGGTACAGGACATCAATGGCAACAGCATGATTGGGTGGGTATTCCCTCAATTGCTGTCCATGGACCTTCAACCGCTTCCTCTGGCCTTGTTCAATAATGGCTCTCAATCGGCTACTCAAGAAGGGATTGCCGGTGAGATGGCAGGCAAGTCCACCGATCTACCGAAGGGTACACCTGCGGGTTACGGTGCTCTTTACTACCTGGATCATGGTACGGCCAGAGCATTTGTACCCATGACAGTGAATGGTACGACTCGTGGACCAGACGGCATGGTTCGCTACAACGCATCTGATGACTTCGGGAATCGACTTACGTTCTTCTACTCCGACTCCATGCAGAAAGTGATTCGGGTGGGAGACGCGGATTATTGTATCCCAACATCAATCAACTGGATGCCCCTCCGCGGTCGAACTGAGCTAGTCAGTGATCCAATGGGCTTCTCTAAGATTTCTTCTCGTAAGGAAAGCGGAGTAGCTGAGCTAGTTGGCGACCGGGATGTGTTTTCATGGAGAGGCCCTGCCGTGGCCAAATTGGCAACGGACAACACCAAGTTCTTGAATCGGGCTGATGCTGAGTTCTTGGGGGTTACCTTGGGTATTTCTCCTGAGATGTGCAAAGAGGCACTGAATCAGGCGGCTAAAGGTAAGCTCATGTCGTTTGACGGGGTGAGGGTCATTACACCATTCAGCGAGAAGATGGCATCGGCCTACGCCAGTATACGAAAGAGTTTGGATGAGCTAGACCCTCCTATCCATAACTACTTTTTAGCTAAGGAAGCCTCGTTGCTGGACGACTCCCTCACAGCTGACAAGATTTTGGGATTGGGGTTCCTGAATGCGGAAAATATTTCTACATTTGTAGAGATGATGCCCGCGTTTGAGGCTGCAGCCAGCAAGATTTCTGAAATGCTTGTGGCGGTACGGCTGGGACTGAAAGACATTCCGGAAGCGGCTCTTGAGCGTATGCTTGTTGCCCTAGAGGATGTCATTCGTGGTCTTCGCTGCCTTCAGGAGAAGGAAGTAAGTTTCTCGTCAATGTCGTAACAGGAGAGTAGCCTTGGGACATCCTAGCGAATATTTCTTGAAGTACAGTCTAGCGCAGGCCTGGAGTGATGATGAGTCCTCTGTCACTGCGTCTAGCCTCAATGACTCATTGAAGTCTTTTGGGTTACCATACCTTTCGGATACAGAGTACGGCCGAATTCGTAGCGCGTTCTCTCCTCCTGCTGGTTTCCGGTTTCATACTCCTAACCACAGGGAGACTGTGGAGTTCATGAAGCAGGAAAAGATCTTTACTCTTTGGAATCCCACTGAGGATGACCAACGGGTGATTTCTGATCTTGTGTCCGGTAATATGCTCATCAAGCATGACCTCCACATCCTTTTGATGGGAAGGCTCCCACATGAGATTATCGCGCAAAAGCTCAACTTGAAGTATCGGTTGACCCCAGAGTTGACCTCTAGGATGGTAGATACCTACCATCACTACTTCTGGAATGTGACGAACACCCCACACGCATACTGGAATGACCTGATGCAGGGAAACCCTGCTAAAGATGCTCTTTTGGCATCGCTGTACTGTGGAGAGCAGCAAGCTCTTTACCGGGCAGGGTTTAGTCCCTCAGTTGATGGTGGACGGGCGCTCAAGGAAGCTTTCCGACAGTCATACTTCAGGTTGGAATACCTGCGATTTCTTCCCGACGGTAAAGATGTGATGACGACTTTCTCTACCATTACATCCAGACTGTTGGGGCTTTATGAACTGCTCTATTCCGAGGGCGGCGGGTTGCATGAGCAGTTGAAGATGTTCCGTCAAATCATGATGAAGCACAAGGATCCGGACATCAAAGCTATCGATACCATTATCGATAAGGTGGCCGGTGGAAGTTACAGCGGAGACGGCGAGGATAATGGCAACGCCAAAAAAGATGAGGAAAAAGGAGACCAAGATGAGTAACAGTATGCCGGTGCCCGAGTGGGCCAAAGATGCCTCTAGTCAGTTGTCGAAAGCCTACGAGGGCGTGGATCATTCTAAATCCAAGACTATCGTTCGTGACCTATCCCCGGTGGATACTTTCAGCACGCACTTTGCTGAGTATGAGGTAAAAAAGAATGACCTCTTGGTGCATCTGTTCCCTCGTAATGGAAGGAAAGACCGGTGGTACCCAGAATCATACAACGATAGTGGTACATATGTACCCGGCCGACGAGAAGTGAAGTCTAAAGACTGTGCTTTTCCTATGGACATGACTGACAAGATCAAGAAGGCCGCGGACAATGTGTGGCAGGGTTCGGTAGCCATTGAGGAAGTTCCCGAGCTGGGTGCATACGTAGCCCAATTCCAGGATGCCAAGAACACTATCGGTGTTGTGGGGAAAGAACGATTTGTGGATAGCTTTTGTGCAGCGCTGGATTCCTATTTAGAACAGAAATAAAACCCGGGTGAAACGTGAGACTCCTGGACTTCAGCAAGATGGCGGCTGCCAAAGAACGGGAGCACTATCGGGAAGGTGATC